AAATTGACGCTCTTCTTCAGGAAGATTTACAGAGATTTGAGGCTGGGGTACTTCGACTATGTCCTGCTGCTGCTGATAACGACAGCCATTTTGACGCAATTGTCAGTTTTAGTTTTAATGTTGGGCTAGGCAACCTCCAAGCCAGCACCCTACGAATGAAGTATAATCGTGGAGACTTTGAGGGCGCGGCAGACGAGTTCTTAAAGTGGCGCAAATCAAACGGCGTAGTCCTTAGAGGGCTAGAACGTAGGCGCGAAGCAGAACGAGCACTTTTCTTATCGTAGGGTAAAAAATATGGCTATTCCTCAAGATCAGTTAGCTCAAGCATTCGCCCAATGGTCTGAGGCTAATCCTAATGCTACGGATGCTGATATATCTCAGGCAATGCAGCAGGCAGGGGTCAACCCATTAGAGCTGTCCTTAGCCCTTGGGATTGATCCTAATGCAGCCATTAATAGATACAACCAGGCTATCCAGCAGAACCCCCTATCTAATCCTCTTACGTCTAATCAAAGCTCTACTGGCAATCCACTGTTATCTGCTGGGGCTAATACTGTTGCAACAAGCCTGTTCAACCCAGAAGCCTTAACCTCCACGATTGGAGAAAGAGCTATTCCTGGTACGCTTGGTGGGATTATGAACTTTGCGGCAGCAGATGATGCCTCTGGACGAAAGAACGCAGCACTCAATACCTTAATCAGTGTGATTGGTGGCCCAGCGGGTACCTTATTCAAAGCCTTTCTTGACCAGTTCGGGTTCTTTAAGGGTGGCGGCCCAAAGGCCGTGAACCTCACTCCAGAACAGGAAGTAGAGCAAGCCTACAAGCTGTTTCAGAATCAGCCCTCTCAGGGGTTTACTGAGGGAGAGGACGCAAGGCTTACAGGCATGATAATGGATGCAGAGAAACTTGGCCTTGATACCACAGAGATGCGGAATCAACTCAAGACTCAGTTTGGCATAGATAGTGTCCCTGGAGACTTACCAGAGGGTTATGTCAGGGATTCTCAAGGATTCCTAAGAGATATAGCAACAGAAGGTTATTGGCTTCTTGATAGCAACGGAAGTCCTACCAAGACTACGCCTCCTTTGGTTAATGTCCCTATGCCTACCACTACTGGAGGCCAGGCTCCTTCAGGCTCTACATCTAGCTCTGGTGGAGGTTCTGCATCAGGCTCCCCTGCTCTTGGGGAATGGGTATATGACTCAGGCGCTGGATTGTTCAGGCAGGTTGGTGGTATCGAGACAATTAAGCCGACAACCGGAGATTACAAAGACGGGCAGGTTCTCAGCTCAACTGAAATGCAGGGCAAGTTTGGTGAGTGGGGGCAAAACACCACCCAGAATCCTCAAGAAACACCTACTCAATGGGCTGATATCTTTCAGAGGGATGGTGCTAAGGGTGTTCTTGATTTAATGAAGATTCTTAATAAGACTTCCGAAGATGTTGCTAAGGAGTCTGGCGTTGCCATTGGCGATATTGAAAAAGCCATTGGCGATTATAATGCTGCCGGCAGTGGGACTGCTGTTACGCCCACAATTACGCCCACCATTACGCCCACCATTACTACTACGGTCACCCCTACTGTCACGCCTACTGTCACGCCCAGCGTAACCCCTACTACTCCTGGGGTGCCTGGAACTCCCGGAAAAGATGGCGGTGACGGAAAAGATGGAAAAGATGGCAAGGATGGAAAGTCTGGACTGCTTACAAGTCTTGTTAACTCCACCCCTATTGCATCACAATTATTTAAGCCAGAGTTATTTGAAGCAGAGAACAAGGTCAGCGGACTATTTGATTTGGTGATGAGGACAAGAGCATGACCTATTTGCAGATTGTAAATGCAGTCCTTAAAAGACTGCGCGAGGATGCAGTAGATACAGTAGAGTTTGATGACTACTCCTCTTTGATTGGAGCTTTTGTCAATGACGCCAAGTCTCAGATCGAGAACTCCCATTCATGGTCAGCCCTTCGATCTACCAAGCTAATCAATACAACCCCAGGCACAAGCGAATACTCAGTGACTGGAAGTGGAAGCCATCCCATCATTAATGCCATTGTTAATGACACATCCAATTTAAACATTACGTTTAGGGATATGAACTTCTTTAACCAAGTCTATTACAGAAGCCAAGTGTTAAGCGGTTCACCTACCAACTTTACTAGGATTGGGATTGACGGTAATGGGGATATAAAGATCAAACTTTACCCACAGCCTGATGCTGTGTATGCACTTAGGGTTGACGGGGTATACCCTCAAGATGATCTTAGTGCAAATGCGGATGTCCTGCTGATCCCCTATAATCCAGTGGTACAATTGGCTTACGCTATGGCATTAAGAGAGCGGGGAGAGAGCGGAGGACAGTCAGCGCAGGAGCAGATGGTATACGCCGACAGGGTTCTTTCGGATTACATTGCTATTGATGCTAACTACTTTCCAACTGAAACCGCATATGTAGTCGTCTAGGAATCCTATGGCACAGCAGATTCAGAACATAACGATTACGGCCCCTGGGTTTGCGGGCATCAACACCCAAGATGCGCCCCTGTCCCAAGACCCTAGCTTTTGTGCTATTGCCGATAACTGTGTCATAGACAAACAGGGAAGGGTGGCTGCACGAAAGGGGGCTAAGGCTCTTACGACTAATGGCCCCGCAGTTCTGGGTAGTTCTGCCGGGATTAAATCTATCAAGCAGTTCCGTGATGATTCAGGGGCAACGCTTATATTTTCTGCGGGTAATAACAAGATATTCACCGGGACCACAACCCTTGTTGATGTCACCCCTGCTGCTTATACGATTACCGCAGACAACTGGAAGATGGTCACCCTTGATGAACATATCTACCTGTTCCAAAGAGGGTATGTTCCACTGGTGTATTCTACTGCTACGGCCCCGATTTCTGTTATCACGGCGCACCCTGGACACAGTGGCACCGCCCCTCATGGAAACGAAGCACTAGCTGCATTCGGAAGACTCTGGGTTGCCGATACGACTACCAACAAGTCTACGATTTTCTGGTCTGACCTTCTTGAGGGTGTTAAGTGGAGTGGAGGTAGCTCAGGTTCTATTGATATCACCAAGGTCTGGCCTAACGGATATGATGAGATCGTAGCCCTTGCGGCACATAACGGATTTCTGATTATCTTTGGCAAGGAGTCAATCGTAATATATGAGGGAGCTAGTGACCCTTCTACAATGACCCTTCATGACACCATATTGGGTATTGGCTGCGTTAGTAGAGACGCAGTGACATCTACTGGTAAAGACTTGGTGTTCTTGGATAAGTCAGGGCTTAGAAGCCTCTCCAGGACTATCCAAGAGAAGTCTGCCCCGCTTGGGGATATCTCAAAAAACGTAGATGAAGATATTAAGCTAATTATTTCTAATGAAACTGGGAATATTCAGGTTCATTACTCTCCTACTGAAGCATTTGTTATTACCCTGTTTCCTAATCAGGACATTAGTTACGTCTTTGATACCAAGAGACAGCTTGAGGATGGCAGTTACAGGGTTACTACATGGACATCAATGGGGGCGTTATGTTTTACGAACCTTATAGATGACACTCTTTACATAGGAACCTCAATCGGTATCTCGACATACTCTGGGTTTAATGATGATACAGCTACCTATGTTTTGACTTACTCCAGCCACCCATTAACCTTTGGCAACTCTTCTACTCTCAAGTTTCTAAAGAAGATTAATGTCACGACATTCAATGGGGCAGACGCACTTGTAACCTTGAGCTGGGCCTATGACTATGCCACTGCTTACAAGAAGCGATCTTATACACTTCCCGCTACTAGCGTGGCTCAGTACGGAGAGTCGGAGTACAACGAAGGGGCGGAGTATTCCACCTCTATTACCCTGATTAACCGTGAGAAAGTAAATGCTAACGGGCAAGGAACTGCGGTGTCAGTTGGATTGGAAACAACGATAGATGGCAACTCAATTGCCATTCAGGAACTTAACATTCAGGCGCTTGTAGGCAAAATTATTTAGTGGGAGAGAAACATGACATTGGCAGAATTGCAGCAAGCACTGGGTGGATTTACTAATCAGTACGGTAATTTACTCGCTGGTATTGGCGGGGCCGTAGCTACAGAAAAGGGAATCTCTGATATCAGGAATACCCAGACTGGGCTAATGCAAGGGCTTACAGGTAGTCCGACTCTTGCAGGGGCTTTTCCTCAAGGTCTGATTAGCTCGGTTCAACAGGGAATGCAGTTCAAGCCATTCACTGTAACTTCTGGGACTGGTGCTACTGCTGCTGCTGATACTTCAGGAGGACTTAATCTAAACCTTACTCCTCAAGAACAGGCTCTTCAGAAACAACTATTAGGTGTTACCGGAGAGCTTGCGGGCAGTATTGGATACGGTCGCCAGCAGACTCTCATGGATTTGTTGACTGGAAACGCCCAGGATCAACAGACTAGAGAGGCTGACATTTACGGCAGACTTAATGCCATGCAGGCTCCAGAGCAGGAACGTGCAAGACTTCAGCTTGAGCAGAGACTGGCAAATCAAGGAAGACTGGGTGTAAGAACATCTATGTTCGGAGGAACTCCAGAAGCCCTAGCCCTAGAGAAGGCTATTGCAGAACAGCAGGCAGCATCCGCTGTTAGTGCAATGGAGCAGGCAAGAGCAGAGCAGTCTCAACTGTCCACCCAAAGAGCAACAGCCTTGGATCAAATGTTGCGAGAAAACCTTGGGGCTACTCAGGCTATCCCTAACCTCCTCCAGAGTGCTTATACTCCACAGGCTGGATTACTTAATGCTTTGAGTCCTTCTGTTGATCTCTCACGAATCCAGTCAGCCCTTCAGGCAGGCGGTACAGAGGCTGTGTCAAACCTTGGAATACAGGGTCTTACTACTCAGACCAACCTTGAGTCTTTGATTAATGCCCAGCGACAGCAGCAGCTTCAGGGGTTGTTTGATCTCCTTGCAGCAGAACAGGGCAAGACCGCAGGGCAAACTGGAGGCACAAAGACTAATCAAAACACATTCAGTATTCCGTATACACTCGCTGAACTGTTTGGCCCACGAAACTAACAGAGACTATAGGACACTAATATGGCTATAAATATCACCTCTCTGTTTCAAGACATTCTTGAGTCTCCTGAACAGAAGCAACAAAGACAAATGGCAGAGGGCTTTGCAAGAAGCCAGAACGCAGTGGCTGGGCTGACAGGCTTGGCTACAGCGGCTGCTCCTTTAGTGGGGACTATGGCTGAACTACAGGGCCGTCGAACTGAGGCACTTCAAAGAGGAGTGGGCGGCCTCTTGGGTAGAGATGTTCGATCTACCTCTGAACGTCTCCAGGATGCGCTCAGTCAATTTAATCCCCAAGACCCAAGAAGTGTATCTCAAACCACTCAAATGCTTCAGCAGATGGGCTTAGGAGCGCAGGGCGCACAGCTTGCTGCAATGGCTCTTGAGGAGCAGCAGAAGACTAAAGCTATAGACCTTCAGGCAGAAGCTGCCCGTCAGGCTATTGATATCAATACTGCCCAAGAGGAGCGGGCTGTAGAAGATCAGGCAATGGCTAGAGAGCAAGATGTTAGAGCTATAGCTGAAAGCGCATTCAGAATGAGAGCGGCAGAGCAGGCATTCCTCCAAGCCACTACTCAAGAAGAAAGAGATGCGGCCAAGGCAATAAGAGATGAGCAGGTTAATCAGCTTAGTCAGCTTAATGCAGGGCTGGAGATTTCACAGAGAGCGCAGGATCAAATCGACAGAGCAGCAAGAGAGAGCAGCCGTGAAAGTCTGGCCTCCAGTTACCGAGCAATGGGGCCGGCGTATGAGGCTCTTGCTCTCGCGATAGAAACCCCTGGCTCTGACGTAGTTGCAATTGCTGGACAGGCAGCTAATCTAAGTCAAAATCTATTAATGTCTTCAGCGGAGGACTACAAGACCCTGACCAGGGACGAGCAGGATCAGGCATTAACCTTTTCTGAATTGCTTGGGAAGGAAAGCCCGCTCTATAATCCCCCTGGCTTTGGCGTGCCAGAAGCAAAACCAGCCCAGCTATACAACCAAGTTGCCATTGCTCGCAGAATNAACCCAAATGCAGGGATGGAACAATGGGTGGCTACGGCTGCTGCCAACATTAAGACAGGGCTTGGGCAGGCTCTGGAGGAAAATGTCGATACCGTGATGGCTGATATCCCGGGTTTAGTAAATCCAACGCCTGCCACATTAAATATTGAAGCTGCTGCCGCTGATGCTTCTGCATCCTTGTCTAACCCATCAGTGCCAATTCCTACTCCAGCTTCTTCTGTGCCTACCG